CCATAAACTCCGCTTGTTTATCTAAAAGTTTATATTTCCTGCCTACACGCTCCTTTGAAACTGCAAATTATTCTAAGCACAATTCACCGTTTCTCTTTACTATTCTACACTCTAAACCGTCTTTTGCATAGTATTTTTGAATTAAATATATCAAGTTCCCTGAAGATGTAAATATAACATGTGGTACTCCCTCATGATAAAATTCAAAACCTATTCTGTTTTTTGGTTTTCCGTTTCTGTCATTAAATTTAGACGGTTCAATGCGATAAGCGGTAATTCTGTAGGTCTATCTAACCAATCTTCAATTTTAACGCTTGTACCCTCTAATTTTCTAATGTTTTTGTCATTCTCTGTTGCAATTTCTGAAAATTTTGCCATTAACTCACTCCTATATTCGTATGCTTTTATCTTAACTAGGTAGTTATGACAATTCGCAAATTCAGCCCAACCGATAATAGAATCTAATATTGAACGGAACTTGTCATTGTCAATAATTCCCTTTTTCCATTTCTCATATACTATTGGTAGCTTCTTTTTATTGCGTTTTGCGGTGCTTTTTCTCAATAGTAAATAATCTTTAAAATGTCTATATCCCATAAAATCAACACCCCGAATGGTGCGGAATAAATCACATTTGCTTAATTCTAGGTCTAATTCTTCTTTTAGAAATTTTATTATAGCAAATTTCGCACGTTTTAATTCTTCTTTATCATTACTAAATAATAAGAAATCATCACAATACCTTATATAACATTTTATTCTCAAATCTTCTTTGACATATCTGTCTAATGCCGCCATGTAGAAATTTCCGAACCATTGAGAAGTTAAGTTTCCAATAGGTACATTTTTATGTCCTGGAAAAGAATGAACAATATCGTGAATTAACCACAATAATCCTTTGTCCTTAAACTTTCTCTCAAACATTGAATACAAAATGTCTTGATTGATTGAGGGGTAAAATTTGCGTATGTCCATTTTAAGACAATATTTATTATATTGTATAAATTCGGTCGTTCTAAGTGATGCTTTGTGCATACCTCGACCCTTAATACAAGCGTAGGTATCTTTAATGAACATTCCTACAAAAATTGGTTCTAGCTTATTTATTAGTGCATGTTGCACTACTCTATGGGGATAATCTAATATAAAAATTTCTCGTTCTTTTGGTTCGTATACTATCTTCTTCCGATAATTCCCCGTAGTATAAGTTCTATCTAAAACACTTTTTGATAAATCTATAAGATTTTTATCTTCATCTTTGTTAAATTCTATAACCTGTTGATAAGTTGATTTTCCTTTACTCGATTTCTTTGAAGCAATTTTAAAATTAGATAATAAGCAAACTTCTGCAAGTGAAATATTATATCTCTTTGGCAAAGTAAAAAGCCCTCACTTTCAATTCCTTTACTAATAAGGGCTTTTAGCTTGTCGTGTATTTTGCCGCACCCTTTCGGGATTTAGACAGGGTTAAGGGTTCAGCCATTACCGTAAATGATAACGTATCACACCACGCCCCCCGTTGTTCGCATTGACATTCGAGCGGGAATTATTCGCATTCCGAGAACGGGAACCGCACGACGAAGAATCAACCCAAGCACCGCCCGCACGCAAGCAGTATGGCACACCGTATGATTGACCTCTCGCAGCAGAACCGTCATAATTGCTAAATCCAGACCCGCCCGTAGGTGCAATTTCATCTAACCATTGCCATAAGAATCCGCAACAATCCTCAATAAAATATCCGCTTATCATACGTTTACCCGCCGTATCTGTATGACCGCCTGTTATTTTCGGACTAGGTTCTTTACTGCCATAAATAGCGGTTTTTTGGTTAGAACCCTCTGCAAACATAGTGAAGTCATTATCAGAAGCTAATTTTTTATTTTTAAGCTCCATGTCCCATTGGTGGTTAATTTGCTGCCTGTTATCAGTAACTACTGCACCAAAAACAGAAGCAGTTGAGAGACCTGTACCGGATTGCAAATAAATATCCACCCATTTGTCAATCTTATCTACATAAACCATTCCCTCAGGCTCGGATTGAGGTCTATTAGATAAACACCATACAGAGTTTGGAATAATATCCCCTGCATTATAACCAATAGCCGGATGTGAATCCCAAATATCATTATCAACTAATGCCGGAGCGTTAGAAGATGTAACCGCTGCACAAAGGGTATGGAAACCGCCAATTTTACGAGAGTTATTTTCGGTATAACCTGCCGGATAAGTGCTATTCAAAGATGCTTTTAATTCAACGGTTTTTATAATCTCATTCGTAAGAGTGTCCGTTTCGTCTTTTTGAACTGCATATATATAATAATCTGTCCCTGCAGTTAGAGAAGCTGCACCGGTGTCCATAATATTATATATGTTATAATCCGTATCCTCTTTAACTTCCAAATATCTAATATCTTCTTCTGCAACTTCGAGTCGGATTGTAGTTCCCGCTTTTAACGTAATAGTGTTTTTCGCTTTTGAGACAATGAACATATTATCAGTTTTAGTGAAATTTAAATCCGGCATTACTTGGTCTGATATAGAATCAATAGTCGTATTGATATTTGTTAAATTTTCATTAACAACTACGGTGTCTTGAGTGTTTGCATTTACCGCCTGTCTTAACTTCTCGAAATTTTGATTAACCGCATCAGGGTCGGCAACTGCCCCATATTCCATAGGAATAAGTGAAGAAACTATTTGCCCCACGCTACACCTCTTTCTTGGTAATTCCGTCAATGCGGTCTTTTAAAAGGTCATAGACAAGTTGTGTAATCAAAGGTACACACTCAATTAACACATTTATAAGGAATTGAACATAGATATTGTTGCTATTTAATCGTGCTTCGATAAAACCAACAGTTAATGAATCAAGTTCCTGTTTTTTTTCTTCATTCGAAATTTCTTCATCTTTTAGACAATCAATAGTGTCTTTAATAAAATTCACAACATCTTTAATATTTTTGTTGTTTAAAATTTCTGTTACTTTTGATTTAAAAGTAAAAATACTTGTTACAAAATTTAGCCTGATAGCCTCCTATTCTTCCAATGCTGCTAATTCTGCACGAAGTGCATTGGCTTGTTCTTCGTACATCTCAATATACTCTGTGTCATTACTTCTTAACGCTCTGATTGTTCTTAAATCAAGTGCATCAAGTTCTTTTTTTATTTCTGCCGCCCGCTTCTCTTTTGCTTCTACTTCGGCTCTGCATTTTGTTTTAAAAGCCCCGCCTACATAATAATAAATATTTTCGGTATCAGTAGAAATTCTGTCGTTTTCCTCGTTTGATAATGTGAGGAATGGTTCCGGAACTATATAATGGTCGGGATACGCTTTGCCGAGCTTTCCGGTTGCTGCATTATATCGTCTCTTAATCATTTAATAGCTCCTCTACTTCTTTTACTGTAAAACCTCTGCGGAATAATTCCGCCCTTTCATTCTCGATGAGAACTTGTTGTAGTCTTTCGTCATCTTCCCCCACAACCCTATGAGTATCATCTGTCATACCCTCTTGGTCGGTGTCCAATACGGCAATAGTAACCCATACAAAGCGGTCAGTTAAAAGCCTATTTAACTCCGCTTTTGTTTCTGCAGGGAATTTTTCTAGACAATTAAGATAATCTTGTTTAGTGTTTAAATGTTTTGGAAAACCACGCATCTTTGCTCCTTTCTACTTTTTCGTAACTATCTCATAGATTTTATCTATTTTCTTTTCCATATTGTTAATTGCTTCTTTTAGGTCATTGTGTTGTTCTTTGGTTGTATACATACTAGCAACATCCATTAAAACCTGCCTATGTTTAATCTCCAATTTTTCCGGTGTTACAAACAAATTCCATTGAAAAATGAGTCCTATTATCACAACCGCCAACGGTGCATATCTTGCCATTACGTCTTTATCCATTTAGTTTACCCCCTTTATTCTTCTGATATATAACTTGGCTCTCATTCTGTCTTGTTTTGTCATGACGTTTTGATATTTATATATCAATTTCCCCATGTCGATTATTAAATCCTCTTGTTTATAAGATTTTTTTTCGATTTTTTTCTTGTTTTTTAATGCTTCGCTTTCGCATTGATGTTCTATTTTTGTTTCTGAATAAGACATTGTTTTGGCTATAGCATCAAAAAGAGATTTAATTGCTGCAATAATCATTAGTTACCTCTACTTTCTCTAAACTCTTTAAAGGCTTTTGCGTA